GTTAGTTCCGACGGCCCGCTTTTTCTGTTGAGAACAGCTGGCGATCATGTGACTGCTGGAGTAATCGCATTAAGACCCCTACCCCAGCGCCTCGCTCAAGCACGGCCTGTCACATAGATCCTGTCACAGGTAGATTGTGACAAGCGCATGTGACACGTGGCAAAGAGCGAGCTGCTGACAATCCGCGACGCTGCCGCAGTGCTGGGCCTGTCAAGCAGGAATCAGATTTACCGGGCGATCCGGGGCGGATTCCTTGAGGAGGTGCTGGTGGACGGCGTGCGCCACGTGCGGCGGGAGGGCCTGCGCGAAGCGTGGGACAGGGTGCCGAAGGTGAAGAGTAAGCATGGCAGCCGCAAGCCGCCTGTAGAGGCAGCGCAGAAGCCTTTGCGACCAGCCAAGGAACGGATGACAGCTAAGACAGACGCAGCGCGTTCGGAGAAGCGCCCCGCCGATCCCGATGGGGAGACCCCCGACTTCAACACCGAAAGGGCTTGGACGGAATACGAAAAAAAACTGAAGCTGCAGGTAGAGCGTGAGCTGCTGGAGGGAAAGCTGGTTTACCGCGAAGACATAGAGCAGGCACGGAAAGCAGTTGTATTAACTTTGCAGGATCAAGCATTAAGCCTGCCGCAGCAGATTAAAAATCAGATTCCACATCTTACAGTGGAAGAACAAGATATTATTTCAAGGCTGGTGAATCAGTTTCTGCAGAACGTAGCAGATTGGCAATTCACCGATGAAGAGGTGGCGGTATGATCTGCCGCGATCGAATCAGCATGGCGCGGAGCTTGGCGGAATGCTTTAGGCCGCGGCCGATTCTCAGTGGTGTTGAGTATGCGGACACATACGGCTATGTTACGGGCAATGCGGCGAGCAAGGGTAAATGGATAACTAGACCATACCAGCGAGATTGGTTCTACGGGTTTACAAGCCCCTATGTAGAAATTGAAGTTTGCATGAAGTCTGCCCGTGTCGGCTGGTCAGAATGCGTAAAAATCGGCGCAGTGCAGTATTACTCGCACTGGAAGCCAAGCAAGATAATGATTGTCCAGCCTGTTCAGAACGATGCAGAGGAGTACAGCAAAGAAGACATTTCAGACTTGTTCAGAGATTCGCCGTGCCTTAAAGGATTGCTGGCTGAGTCAAAGGCTAGGGGCACGGCAACCAATACGATCCTGTTGAAGAAGCTGACCAATGGCGGGCTGATTGATATCGTCAGCGCCGCAAGCGGCAAGGGCTTTAGGCGCAAAGAGCGAACGGTTGTGATTTTTGAGGAGCCGTCAGCGTATGACGCGATCGATGAAGGCGATCAAATCAAGCTCGGCATGAATCGCTCCGCCACCACCTGGAACCGTAAGGCGATCATCGGCGGCACGCCAATCTATCCCGATGACAAGACTCATCAATGGTTTAAGAAAGGCGATCAGCAATACCGCTATCTGCCGTGTCCACATTGTGGCGAATACCAAGTGATCCGATGGGAGCAGATGCGAAAGGAAGGCGACGATGCTGGAAAGTATGAATGCGAAAACTGCCACGAGCTGATCAATTACGCCAGCCTGCGATGGATGGACGAGCGCGGCGGCTGGGCCTGTCCGCTGGGTCTTGACCGTAGCCAGCAAATCCTTAAGGACGGCTATCCTCGTGTTAGGAGTCGGCATATCTGGGCGGCGTATAGCTATCACGCTGGGGCCGAATGGAGCAATTTGATAGGTGAATATCAAGAAGCGCTAGAGGCAATGCGCAGGGGTGACAATGATCTAATGCAAACGTTCCATAACACCGTTTTAGGGATTCCCTGGGAAGACACAATTACTGGAAAGCTGAATGTAGAAGGGCTGTCACAGCGCCGGCAGGATGCAGCCGCTGGCAATGGATACCCAGTGGGAGTCGTGCCTAATGGCGTGCTAGTGCTGACCGCTGGCGTTGACGTGCAGGGCGGCGGCGGCGCGATAGCCGAAAGGCTGGTCGTGACGATATGGGGATGGGGCCGTGGTGAGGAAGGGTGGCATCTGGGGCATTTTGAAATCGACGGCGACCCGCAGCAGCTGGAAACTTTGAATCAGTTGGATGCAGTGCTGGAAACCAAATGGAAGCGGGAGGATGGCGCAGAGCTGCAGATTGCACTGGGCGGCATTGATGATGGTGGCTATGCCACGCATGAGGTACGGGACTGGTGCCGCACAAGGGTTGGCAGATGGGTGCCGATGAAGGGATCAGAAAGCAAGGGCAAACCGCTGATCGGCAAGGGTGTGCCAGTCAATATCAACCGAAAGAATCAGAGCGTGATCAAAAAAGGCGTGCTGATGTATCCGGTGGGGTATGAAACGAGTATTCAGCACCTGCAAGGCCGGTTGCGGCAGGAAAAGCCTGGCCCTGGGTATCTGCACTTTGGCGAGGCGTCTACGGATCAGTTTCTGGCCGAGCTGTTTCCGTGGAAGAAGATGCCCAAGAAAGGCGCCGGCAGGCGGGAGTACAAGTGGGACAAGCCAACCGGCAGTCGTGACGAGGGCGGCGACTGCACCCGAATGGCCTACGCCGCCCTGCAGCTGGTGAGCCGCCGCTACAACCGGGCGACGATGTGGGACCAGCTGGAGGCCCAACTGGCGGCGTCAGTAGGCTCTAAGGAGCAGCCCGCGCCGCGCCGGGCCCGATCCTTCAGCGTGATATGACCCAGCCGGCCGAGCTCTACCAAGGCGATCTGACCAGCTGGGTCGAGCTGCGCGTCCACCCTGACGCCACGGCGGTGCGCGTGTGGCTGCGCGCTGCAGCTGCTGGCGCCGGCATTGAGGCCGTGGCCACCGACACGGCCGACGGCTGGAAGGTGGAGCTGAGCGCTGCCACGACGGCCACGATGGCGGCCGGCAGCTGGGAGCTGCAGATTGTCAGCACCGTCAACGGCGCACCGCTCACTACTGGCCGCGGCAGCCTGACCGTCCGCAAGAGCCTGGCCTTCAGTGGCACCCCAGGCGCGTTCGATGATCGCAGCCAGGCGCAGAAAGACCTAGAGGCGTTTGAAGAAGCGATTCGCGCCCTGGCCACGGGTGCGGTTGAGTATCAGATCGGCAGCCTCGGCTCCGGCGGCAGGAAAGTTCGCCGGGTGGACCTGCCGGATCTAATTATGTGGCGCGACCGCCTCAAGGCCGAGGTCGCCCGTGAAAAACGCGCCGAGATGATCGCGCAGGGCCTCGGCGATCCGCGCCGGCTCTATGTGCGGTTTCAGGGGGTGAGCTAATGGGTGTTCGATCCTGGCTGAGGCAGCAAACGCTTTTTGCGCGATACGGAAAAGGCGAGATTGCGCTTATTGGCACTGGCTCTGAAATTGCCCCGGCTCAGATGACGTCCGATCAATTCGGGCGATGGCTAAGCGTTGCGAGCCCTGAAGCGCTGGAGAGGTTCGGCAGAGAAGGCCTGCAAATGCGCGACCAAGCTCAGCGGATGTTCGAGGGGGCCCGCCGCAACCGGCTGCTCCACGACCTGGTGGCGCCGACCACCTCCGCTGATGCCGAGCTGCGCGTCAGCCTGCAGGTGCTGCGCGACCGCTGCCATCAGCTGGTCAGGGACAACCCCTATGCCCGCCAGGCCAAGCGGACCACGCAGATCAACGTGGTGGGGCCGCGTGGGATCCAGATGCAGGGGCAGGTGATGCGCCCTAACGGCACGGAAAAGGACGTGCGCCGGAATCGGCTGCTGGAGGAAGCATGGCGCCGCTGGTGCCGGCCGGATACCTGCGACGTGGCGGGCCGGCTGTCGTTCCACGGCTTTGAGATGATGGCTGCCGGCAGCCTGCCGGAGTCGGGCGAATGCCTAATCAGGATCGTGCGGCAGCCGATGGGGCAGGGCCGCACCCCGCTGGCACTGGAGCTGATCGAGGCGCACCAGCTCGATGAGGACAAGAGCGGGGTATCAGATCGCGCTGGCCACGAATGGCGGCTGGGCGTTGAGATCAACCAATGGGGCCGCCCCACCCGGTATGCAATTTTGACCCGCCACCCTGGCGATGTGGAGCTGGGCCTGAACCGCCGTGGGGTGGAGCGGAAGCACGTCCTGGTGCCGGCGGCGGACATGATCCATGTGTTCATGCCGGAGCGGATCGGGCAGAACCGGGGGGTGCCGTGGTTGGCGTCGGTGATTACGACGGTGCACAACCTCGGAAAGTATGAAGAGGCCCACTGGACACGGAAACGAGTTCAGGCAGCATCGCTGGGATGGATCCGCACCCCAGACGGTGAGCTGCAGGGTGATGAGGTCCAGAACGGCCAGCAGCTGTTCAACACTGAGCCCGGCAGCTGGAACATCCTCGACCCCGGCCAGGAGCCGGTGCCGCCGAACTTCGGGCCTGACGACGGCCAATACGATGCGGTCGTAAAGAACCTGACGCGGCGGTTTGCGGCTGGGTTTGGGTGTTCGTATGAGACGCTGAGCCGCGACTTCAGCCAGACAAACTACAGCAGCAGCCGGCTGTCGATTCTTGAAGATCGTGACCACTGGCGGGTGATTCAGTCGATCTTGATTCAACACCTGCACCAGCGCGTCTTTGAGGAATGGCTGCGTGCTGCAATGCTGGCGGGTGAATTGCCATCCCCTGCGTTCAACGATTATTGGACAAGGCCGGAAAGATACAACGCCCCAAGATGGCAGGCTAGAAGTTACTCGTGGGTCGATCCGCAGAAAGAGATGAAGGCGTTAGAATTGGCTCGCCAGTTGATGTTGCAATCGCATTCCGAGCAGATAGCTGAATACACGGGCGAGCAGTTGGAAATGGTGCTCGCGCAGATCGCGCGCGAAAACCAGCTGAAGGAGTCTCTGGGCCTGATGCCGACCGTGGAGGAAGTCGAAGAACCGGCAGATCCCGAGCCGGATGAGCCTGACGACGAAGACGAGGAGCTCCAACCCCGGCGGCCATAGCGGCTGCAGAACCGGAAGCTCAGCGCTAGGATAGGTGTGCCCCGGCGCTGTGTCACCAGCCCGAGGCGTGACCAACCTGAGCGGACAGGCTGATGGCATCAGTATCGCAGAACGGCCGCCGTCCGCGCCGGCCGTGGACAGCGCAGGATCAGATCGTCGCAGAGGTGGCGGCGGCGTGCGGGGTGGGGTGCAGGGAAATCGGGCGGATGCTTGACCGAACACATGTTGTGGTCGTGCGCCACCTAAACCCTGCCGTTGCAGAAAAAAGTCGTGAGTATAGCCTCCGCTGGCAACAGCAAAATCCCGACAAAAAACGCGAAGCCGACCGCCATTGGTACCAATCCAATTCCGAAAAAGTATGTGAGCGCAGCCGTCAATGGCGCAAGGATAATGCTGACAGACTGCGGGAATACATGCGCAGCTGGCATGAAGCCAACTCTGAAAAGGTGCGCGAAAGTCAGTCCCGTTACAGGCTTGCCAACCGAGACAAAGTGCGGGAAAAGAAGCGTCGTCGTTATGCATGCAAGCGCGCCGCGCGCCGCCACGCTTTGCATCCGGTCACACAACAGCAGATCGATGTTCGCTTCATGCTTTGGGGTAATCGCTGCGCATTCTGCGGCGTGAATGCTAGCCATCGACGGAACACTAGGCATGAACGCCTTACGGTAGACCATGTGTTAGCGCTTACCAAGGGCGGACTAGACGATGCAGGAAATATCATCCCAGCCTGCCACGCCTGCAATTCCAGCAAAAACAACAATCTCATTGAAGTCTGGTATCGGCAGCAGCCGTTCTTCACTGATGTTCGCTGGCGAAAGATCCAGCGCCACTGCCCCGCAGCCGTAGTGGGGCAGCTACCCCTGGCGCTGGTGGGGTAAAGGACTTGGGCGGTCCATAGCCTGATGCCAGCGACTGTCCGACCTTGGATTCCACCTTAGATCTCACGAAGCTGCGCGGCACTCAGCGGCGAGAGCTGCCGATGGGTCTCCAGATTGAAGAAAAAACGGATGAGACCCTCACGTTTTCCTTTTCCAGCGAACAGCCAGTAGACCGCTGGTTCGGCCGCGAGATCCTAGTGCACGAAGAGGGTGCCATGGACCTGTCGCGTCTGAACGACGGCGCGCCGTGGCTCTGGAATCACGAAAGAAACACGGTCTTGGGCGTCGTTGAAAAAGGCTGGCTCGGCGACGACCGGCGCCTTTACTCCACCGTCCGCTGGTCGCCTAATACCACTGAGCGCGGCAGTGAAGAATGGAAGCGCCGCCAAGACATTGAAGCCGGCATCACGCGCAACGTCTCGTTTGCGTACGAGATCCTGAAAGTTGAGGAGCGCAAAGGCGATCCCGCCTTCTACGTGACCGAATGGAAGGCCCTGGAGGTCTCCAGTGTCAGCGTCCCCGCCGATCAAACCGTAGGCCTCGGCCGCGCAATGGGCGACCCCTGGGTGGAGCCCGATACCAAGGCCGACCCCGCCCCTGAGCCACAGCCCGAGACCAAAGCGGCCACCCCTGAGCCCACCCCGGAGCCCCCTGCGCCAGCCGAGCCGACCGTCACGGCTCACGATGAGGCAATCAAGGCAGCCGTGAGTGAGGCGCTCAGTAGCCTGACAGCACAGACCGCCGAGCGGACTGACCCCACTGATCAAATCCAAATGACCACTGAGATCAACGTGGCGGAGGTGCAGCAGGACGCTCGGCGCGCCGAGCGCGAGCGTGTTGCTTCCATCCGCAGCATGTGTGACCAGTTCCAACTCCCGGAGCTGGCCGAGAAACTCATCAACGACGACGCCTCTATTGATGCCGCCCGTGCGGTGGTGATGGAACAAATCGGCATGCGCAAGGTTTCCTTCGAGGGCCGCGTGCATGACGCTGGCGCTGGTGAGATCGGCCTGAGCCAGCGTGAGGTGAAGCGCTACAGCTTCCTGCGCGTCGCTCAGTATCTGGCCGACCCCAACCCCCGCACTGCTGAGGCCGCCGGCTTTGAGCTGGAGGTGGCCCGTGCCGCCCAGGCCAAACACAGCCGCAGCGCCAACGGCGTGCTGATCCCCTGGGAAGTGCTGGGCTCCAGCCGCGCTGCTCAGACCCCCGGCCAGGTGGTCGGCACCTTCGGCGATGGCGGCGCACTGGTCGGCACCGATCGGCTCGATGCGCAGTTCATTGACCTGATCCGCAACCGTTCCGCCTTCCTGAACAGCGGTCTGACCATGCTCTCCGGCCTGGAGGGCAACGTTGAGATTCCCAAGAAGCTCAGCTCCAGCCAGTATTACTTTGTCGGCGAGAACGCTGAGGTTGCCAACAGCAAGCTCACCTTCGGCCTGGTGAACATGATTCCCCGGACCATCGGGGTGCGCGTGCCGATCAGCCGCCGAATGATGATCCAGAGCTCCCCCGACGTGGAGAACCTGGTGCGGATCGACATGGCCGAGTCCGTGGCCCTGGGTATGGACTACACCATTGGCTACGGCACCGGCTCCAACGGCCAGCCTCTGGGCATCGTCAACACCACCGGCATCGGCAGCGTGACCCTGGGCGGCGGCACTGCCAAGGCATTCCCTGTGAGCCTCGGCGGCGACGGCTCCACCACCCACAACTGCGGCGACTGGGCCGACTACGTGGACCTGGAGACCGAACTGGCGATCGACAACCTCGACGCTGGCAGCATGAGCTACGTGATGAACAGCGTGGTTCGCGGCGCCCTGAAGCAGACCCTCCGGGCCTCTTCTGCTGGCTCCGATTACATCATGACCGACGCCGGCACTGTGAACGGTTACCCGACCGTGATCAGCAACCAGATGCAGATCAACGACGTGCTGTTCGGCAACTTTGCTGATTGCGTGGTGGGCATGTGGAGCGGCCTGGATGTGGTGGTTGACCCCTACACCCAGAGCGCCAGCGGCCAGGTAATCCTGACCGTGCATCAGGACTTCGACGTGGCGGTTCGCCGCCCGCAGTCCTTCGCTCTGGGCACCTGATTATGAGGCTGCAGATTCTCTCGAACTGCAGAGCAGACGGTCGCCACCTCGCTATGGGTGAGGTGGCTGACCTTCCTCAAGGCCCAGCTAACGAGCTGCTGGCACTGGGCATGGCGTCGATTGCGCCAGAGCCCGAACTTGAGCCCGCCCCGGCCTGTCCACCCAAGCCGCGGCGCTCTGCAAAGAACCCGGCGGTTGCCATGGAAACAGCCTCTGACGAGGAACTGGCCATGCCTGCTGGCCAAGTGCCCACAAAGCGTGGGCGTCCCGTATTCACCCCCACCCCGGAGGATTGATCCATGGCCATTGAACTCAGAAACCTGGAGCAACTCCAGACCTTTACGATCCTGGCGCCAGCCACCCGCGACGCCGTGGGCAACACTACTGCGGTTGACGTGAGCGCTGTGGATGGTGATCTGCTGCTGCTGCTGTATGCCGCTGCCAGTGCATCCAGCACCGCGATCAAGGTGAAGGTGCAATCCGGCAATGCCTCTGACGGCAGCGATGCTGCAGACGTGGCCGGCGGCGTCTTTACCGATCTGGGCAGCACTGCTGCACTGCAGAAGCTGTCGATCCCCCGCGACCAGGTGGGCAAGTTTGTGCGGCTGGCCTTCACCGATGAAACCGGCAGCTACTCCGCCACTGTCACCTGCGTAGCAGTCGGCGGCGCCCGTTACGCGGTCTGACCATGATCCAGGAAGTCCCCGACGATTTCCTGTTGTCTGACTTCGGCTCCAGCGTTACTGCTGGGGCCGTTGTTGGTTTGGGCTTCAAGGATGAGATCAGTAATTTTGTGCTCGATGATCGGGTGATCTCGATCGACTGCACGCTGACCGTCCGCACTGACCTGTTTGGTGGGCTGCAGTATCGCGACCTGGTGGAGCATGGCGGGCAGACCTATCGACTGTTGCATGAGCCATTACGGCAGGCTGACGGGCGGTTCTGCGTGATGCTGCTGGAGAAGGTGGAGCCCGTGCCGGGGGCGTTTACGTTCCTGGTGACGCTGAACGGGCTGCAGATCACGACGCTCGACAACCGGCCCATCCGTACCCTGTAGCCATGGCTGAAACCACGATCACAGGGCTGCCAAACGCCACCACCCCGCTAAGCGGAACGGAGCGGGTGCCGATGGATCAGGCTGGCGCGACGAAAGACGCCAGCACCCAGGACATTGCCAATCTGGCGGCTGGCGCGATCAGCAGTGCTGTGGCTGCCCACGTAGCAGCTGCAGACCCGCATCCTGGCTACCTGACTGCCGCCGAGGGCGATGCGGCTTACGTGGGAGCCAGCGATGCCCGTCTGGCCGACGCCCGCGAATGGACCGCCGCCACAATCGAGCAGGCTGAGGCCGAGACCGGCACCGCGACGACCCGACGGGCGTTTACGGCGCAACGAGTGCGGCAGGCCATCGCGGCATGGTGGACCAGCGCCAGCACCGCGGCAGGCCGCGCCATGGTGGAGGCCCTCGACACGGCCGCACAGCGCACGCTGCTGGGCCTGGGCACGGCTGACAGCCCATCATTCAACGGCCTGACGATCACCGGCACGGCGCCGGTCGTCATCCCCCACATCCACGGCAGCATCGCCGGGAACCTTTACGTTCACGTCAGAAACACCAGCGGCGGTCAGCTAACAGCAGGCACAGCGGTCTATTCGATTGGCAGCGTCGGCGACACCGACCGAATCACGGTGGCGGCCTGCAACCCGACCGATCCGCTCAAAATGCCAGCGATCGGCGTGCTGGAGACCACCCTTGCCAACAACGGCGATGGCGATGCCGTGATCCTGGGCGAGCTAAGGCCGTTCAATACCAACAGTTACCAGCTGGGCAATCAGCTCTA